CGTGTATTTTTTTAATTCAGCTATGACCGATTCGGTCCAAGATTTTGCTTCTACGTGCATGATACCAGCAGCAAATTCCCCCGGCTCAACAATCAATATTTTTTTACCCTCTTTGCGCCAAGGTCTAGGAAACTCTGCAAAATTTTTCAATCTATCTGTAGGTGAAATAAATTGATTATTAAAGTGCAGGTGATTCCTTGTGAGTCTGTGCCATTTTTTATTGGGTTCAATAAAATTCGTGTATCCGCTATCTATAAACCAAAACGGAAGACTGTTATCAATTTTATCTACAATAATATGTTCATTGCCTACGGTGTTTCTTAACAGGCAATCTTCTCTACTATCTATGAAATCTTTTCGCCTAATCATAGTTGATGTGGGATCTATTTGTTGCCCAACAGATTTGATAAAATATTGTCGATCACTATTCATATAGGCGTCGATGATATTTTTGTCACCTAATTTTTCTATTACATATTCTGCTTGTTTATGTACTTGACTAAAATAATTTTTTTTGTAATTTTCTAAAACCGTGTTAACTTTACTACGCCATTCTGTAGCATCTGCAGAAACTCCCCTCAACAGTTTTTCTTTAAACTTATCACGAAATTTTTCAATGTCAAATTTATGATGATTTTTTTTCTCAAGAATAAAATTTATAGCTTCTGCAGTTTTACGCTCATTTAACTCTATGTGTAAGCAATGATCTTTTAGATCTATAAGACTTATAAGATAGTGCGCAAGTTCTTTGTCGTTTACTAATAATTTCATTGATTTAATATTTTCCAAGCTGTGCCGTTGGCAATTTCTTCATGAGTAAATTGGCCGTAGGACAATGTCTTACACATCTTAGTTATGTCTTCTAAGAGTGGTCTATGGGGATTTTTAAGGGTGGACAAATCAGTAGATGCCAATGTGCTAGCCGCGCACGGAACTGAAACAAATGCAGGTATACCGTATAATACTGATTCTAAACTTGCAATGCTATTAAAAGAGACTGTGGCGTATACTCCTGTTTCAAAAGCAGAATAGATAGAGTATCCGTGACCTCTTTCACTTCGTGTTCCTTTCACTCTAATTTCAATTGGCAAATTAGAATAAGTTTTAATTTGTTCGGTAGTTTCTTCCACCCAAGTGTCGCAATCAATGTCATAGTATCTACAGGCTTTTGGATTAGGCAGAACTAGCAAAATTTTCTTGCTATGATTTTTCCATCCTTGCCATACTAGTCTGGGATCTTGTTTTTGTAATTGTTCCCATCTATTAGAATCTACATTTCTGGGTAATGTATGTTGCAGGTCGTTTTTAACTACTCTATGCCAGATTTTTTTTCCAGAAGTATTTCCCGGACTAGGAAAATTCCCCAAATAACCAGTATCTATATAATAGAAATCTCTTTGCGTTTTTTGGCATTCAACTATTTCGCTCTTGCTAGTTACTCCACGAACCACCATGGGTTTGGAAGATTCTTGCATTTTTGTTGTGCAATAATTATTTGAACCCTGTACTAACGATTCTTCTAAAGATAGTTCTTTCATTGTGTTAATAGTTCCATCGCCTTGCCGCTTTTTAATTCTGAATTGTGAAACTGTCCATAGGCTAGATGACAGCCCCAGGCATACAATTTATCTTGATCAGGATAGTAAGGAGTTTGAATCTTACTAATATCTTGAAGACTTACCGGACTTGCTGCGTTTGTAGGAGCAAGAGTAAATGCTGGAATACCATGAAATATACTTTCTATTGCGGCAACACTATTGTACGTCACTAGAGCAAATACATCATTATCAAGCGCCTGCTGTAGTGTGTCTGTGACAATTCTATCTATTCTTTTAGGTGCTCGTTCTCTAACTACTATTGGTCTATCGGTATATTCTTTGATTTTTGCAACAGTTTCATTAACCCATTGATCCTTAGTAACTCCATAGAATTTGCAAGGTTTTTCATCTGGTGCTGCAACTAATATTTTTCTTCCATCTTTTTTCCAGGGGAGAAAAGTTTTATTAAATTTTTTAAAACGATCGTCGGGCCTCGAAATAATCTCACTATGTTGCAGATCATTTTTTACTATGCGATGCCACAGTTTCCATCCATTAGGATTGGATGCAGTTCTTTCATTGCCAAAATACCCTGTGTCCATATAATAAAATGTACGCCCGTCTTTCCAGCAACGTTTCATTATTTTATGTTTAAGGATTCCTCTTAGGATAATTGGATCTTGAGAATCTGCGTAAACAAAATCTTCTGTTGATATTGGTGCAGTCTTGCATCCCAGGGCAAACAAATTAATGTACTCGTCCTCCCCGTCTTTACTTAGAAAAATCATAGATTGCGCTGTAGACAGTAATCGGTATAAATGCGTTCACGGTGCCATTCATCTCCCATTGGAGTAGTAGCAAAGTCGTGGAAGCTAGGTGTTCCTAGTGTATAGTGCAATAATTTTGCATCTTGGTTCGCGCCAAATTCATCGGGTAGCCAGTTCCATACCTTAGGCAATTCCCCAACTAACTCATCAGCAAGCCAAGTAAATCTATGAAGTTGGGCGCCTGTAGCAGTTTCAATAAATTCAGGTGTTACTACTTTATTTGCGGCATGACCACAATTCCAAAGAATAACACTTGACCAATTCTTTCGAGGATAGTTTTCGTTTTTAGCGCCAAGGTACTTTTCTGTCATCTTGGTTTTGTAATCGTGTTTAACTACCATTACTGCTTTACTGTCGTCTCTAAGAGCCCATAATTTTTCAATATCGTCACGGACCAACATATCGCCATCCATAAAGATTGCCCAACCTTTATATTCCATTAGATGTGGAACAAGGAAACGACTGTAGATAAACTGATTACTACCGTCGGTATGCGTTTCTTGATAATCTTGCATGTTTTTTAATGCAAGTGGTGTAATCGAAATTGGTTTACTAGAATGCCTAATTATACTGTTAGCGCATACATGATATGCGATAGCTTCTCGATGATCGTAACCGATAAAAATATTAATCATTTTCTTTCTATGTCCTCTTCTACACAATTTTCACCATATTGAATTTCAATAACTCGCAAGGGTTGATCTGTCTCATTGCATAACTTATGCCATTGAGTTGTATTAATATGTATGTGTTGATGTTGTGTATATTCGCCTAACAGATCCATGTCTGAGCTGCGATCTATAGTATAGACTGTGGCGGTGCCTTCGGCCACAAACCAATGTTCTGCACGGTCTTGATGACGTTGCATACTGAGGCAGGTCTTGGGATTGACCGTGAGTTCTTTGAGTTTGACATGATTGTTAACTTCATGCAACACTCGATAGTATCCCCAAGACCGGCCTGTCTTGGGTGCTCGCCATTCATTAAGTATCCAAGAACTACTATTGGCTTTGTTCTCTCCGCCGACTCCGAACACAAACTCTACATCTTCAAAGACCATTTCAGGAATGTTATCTTTGGTTCTGTCACCGCCGTTAGCAAATACTATTTTATCTCTAGGAAAAAGTTCCTGTACTTGTCTAATAGCATCTATAGCACTATCATCATTGTCGGTAAACTCTATTACTTTGTGTACTTGATGTAAGTTTTCAATAATAGCTTTGCGTTCAGCGGCAGGCATAAATGCTCTGCCTTTTTTACGTGTGAGCCAAGCATCGCTGTTAATGCCTACAATCAAAAGATTGCCTAATTGTTTTGCGGCTTTAAAATATTCAATATGACCACTGTGTAAGGGGTCAAATCCACCTGTAACTAATATTATTTTCATGCAGATATTTATCTGCATATATTATACAGTATTTAAAGACTGGCGTCTTCTAGGCCAGCTGTACGTAGTTTTACAATATTGCTTAACTGCCATTGTTTTATGTCTAGAGCCTTGATAATGCCCAACCATTTGTTGCGTAGCAAGGCAAAATCATTGATAATCTTTTCGAAATCAACAACATCAGCTTCGCCTTCGACAAACTTTTCACAGTCTCTAGAGCTTAACTGACGTTGATAGGTTTCAAGATACTTGCGAAAGTGTTGACTGCGGAGTCTACGAAGTTCGATATTGAGATATTCTAAAATACCTTCAATTTCTTGAAGTTGGTTAAATCGATTTTCTACAATGCCAGGCATCTGTGCAGAGGCTTTTTCAATGTTTCCTGCTACACGGACATCTTGTTTTGCATGAATTAATTCAGCTTCATAATAGGCCACAGCATCTGGGATATTTGAGATATCTTTAGAAACACGATCGTACCAATTCATTTATTCCTCATCTTCGTAACTATCTTCATCCTCAATCTCTTCTCCGTCAATTGCATAATCAATTGCAGTATCAAGATATGTGTCAACACCTTTGAGGCCGTCAAGTACGCTTTCTTTGATACCATAATCTATTAGTGTATTAACAAAATCTGCTGCCACATCTTTACGATGTTTCTCAGGAATGTGTTCTAACACCAATGTCCAAATATCTGCAATTAAATCTTCTTTCATTCAGTGACCTCCAAGTCTGGTTCAACTGTAGTAGTTATCTCAGAAGTGGAAATTTCACCGTGTTTAGAAATGTCTGCCATTGCAATGTCGAGACCGTCTTTTTCGTTGCGTTCCCAGGCCTTGCGGAACTGTTTGATAATCTCACCGTCTTTGGTAGTGTAGACAAGACTATTACCTTCCTTCTTGAGCAGACCTTTGGCTTCGAACAAGTCGACTAATCCACTGTATGGACTCATACCTGTTTCATAAGGAATCTCAACCTGTACACTTTCAAACGGCTTTGCATAACGAGTTTTCATAATCTTACAAGCTGCACGAATACCTTGTACCGTTGTGGTCTTATTGCCATCTGCATCAAGTTTCAATTTTAATTTACGCATGGCAACAACAATTGAACTTGCGTAGATAAAACCTTGTCCACCTGATATCTTGTCATCTGGATCAAACATATCTTGACTTGCGTAGGTGTGATTGGTACATACCATACCAATGTTGTAGGCGCCAAACATATTAACACAGTTGCGAACAAGTGCTGTCAATGCCTTAGGCTTACGGCCCATATCACCTTTCATATCACCAGCTTGGAACTGATTAACATCAGTAGGAGTTAACAACATACCCAAGCTGTCTATGATAAACAAGATCTTGGGACGATCTGCTTCATCCATTGTTTTGTATTCTGCAATAAACTCTGTGATAGTCTTTGCAACGTCATCAATCATGGCCATGTTAAGTTTTAACAACTTGTCTGGACTTGTATCAACTCCGAGAGCGTGTAACCATTTTTCATCTAGCGCATTTTCTGTATCAATCAAGATAGGATAAATGCCCTGTGCTTGTGCGTTCTTGACTAGATTACCTGAACAGATAAAACTTTTACCTGCACCACTTTCACCCGCAAACACAGTTACCTTGCCTAGTGGAATACCACGATCAAAATATCCACTGATAAGATAGTTTAATGCGTAGTTGTTTGTACTGACCCAGTCTGTTGGGTCGTTGAAGCCAATACTTAAACCGTCGATAGATTTAGTAATTGACTTTCTAAATTTACTGATATCGAATGCTTTTGCCATTATTCACCCTTTGGTAGTTTCTTTGGACTTACAACAATGTCAGTACGACCAATTGCTATAAGCCAAGTGTTTAATCTATTAATTATAACAGAATCATCCTTGGGGTTGTCAAATCTAACATCAATGTCTGCTACTGTATCGCCTGTTTGGTCTTCTCTGCTGTTAAAACTTAGAGAGAAGTTCTCATTAATTTTTTGTACTCTTGCCATTATTATTCTCCTGAAATGAAAGAGAGTACGAGCGCGGGCTC